GCAGTGCAACGGCTGCTTCCAGCTCAGCTTCTGTCAGGGCGCGTACCGGGCGGAAGAACAGCTTGGGTACTTCGGCATCCTCGTCGAACCGCATTTCAGTAACGACAGCAATGGCCGGTGTATTGTGGGCTTGCAGGAACCGGGCGTAGCCCTGCATAGGCATAGAGCCTTCCTTAGAGTCACCAAATATACTAGTGGCCGCGATCTGGAGTTGGTATACCTTCTCCATATCACCTTCGATAACAACTGCAAGGCGTTGGGAGTACCGACAGGCACGGGAGTTGCCTTGTCCAGACCCCTTCACGTTCTGGGGGCAATCGCCGCAGCGCGGTGCTTGTGGTTCGTCTACATCACTGGAAGGTTTTTGTGTGTCGGCAGACCAGCAGGTAGGGGGTACGGACACATCAGGGTCGTAGGCACCAGCGTAGTAAGTACGGGCAACCGGTGCAGCATCAATAATGATGATGTTCATGGTGTCTGACTTACTTACACTGATCTGTTCCCCGTTAAGTATCTCGCGGAATTTCATACCCTTCAGGCTAATACGCCGGTTGGTGCCGAAGCTGCCCCCGATGAGTGTTTCATTCACACTTTGCAGGGATTTAAATAGGTCGTTGTTGGCTAGGGGGTTACCGTCGCCAAATAAAGATACGCCGTTTGTCATGTTATGTTCTCCTAAAGGTCATCGTCGGTTTCAAGTTCCAGCTCACCTTGTAGGGGTGCCGGTTCCGAGGGGTTAACAAGTGCTGCGGTTACTGCCGGGAGATTAAACCGGTATGTATTCCCCAACTTAATAAAAGTGTTGCGGGGTATCTTCCCCTGTTTTACCCACGCACGGCAGGTAGATATGGAGACAGCAAAGTGCCTCGCAACTTTATCAATCGGCACAAAATTATCATCTGCCATGTTCAGCTCCTAACGCTTCTTGGTTGGTTTACGGATGGATACAACGTACTCAGAATCAACGTTCAACCCCGGAGGTAATTCCTCTGGGTTTTCTTCCAAGTAGGCTTTTACATTGGTTTGGTTCAAGCTCTTGGTGAAGAACTCAGGTACCTCGTTGTCAATCACGAACCGGTACATGGACTCCCAATCGCTCGTCCAGTACTTGGTCGTTATGCTACGTATAACAGTCCCTGCGGGGGTATTAATACTGTTAGCATTTTCCACCTTACAGTAATCTAGCAGGGCGGTTTTAATCTTGTCCTGCTGGGCGACTAACACTGTGTCCTCGGCCTTGAACGCGGCGGATAGCTCTGCCCGCTTGTCCCTTATTTTGATATAGACCTTGGTCAGCTTCTCTATTGGTATGTCACTTATCATACATCTCTCCTTTTTCGCGCCGATTAACTATCGGGAAGACTAATCTAGTACCATCCAGTACCTTAGTCAAGTATTTCTTTGTATAAATCTATCATTTTTGTGTGAACGTCTATTCTGTTATCAAGCAGCGTGTATATATACCGTTCTACGAAGGAACCAGCCAGTTGTACGACCGTGCATTTGTGGTGCTGCCCCGACCGGTGTATGCGGGCGTTAGCCTGTAGATAGGTCTCAAGCGACGACGTTGGCCCCCACCACACGATGGTGTCCGCCGCAGTCAGGGTAACACCATGCGCCGCCGCTTGGGGTTGGATAAGGAGCACCTTGGGGTCGGCCTGCTCTTGGAACCGCTTGAAGATATCTGTGCGCTTAGTAGCAGGTACATCACCCCTAATAACTTCAGCGCTGATACCATCTGCGCGTAATTTGTCACTTAACATGTCGATAGTGTGTTTGAACGGTACAAACACTAGGGTCTTTTGGGCGGTTTCCTCCATGACCTCCCGCAGCACCTTGTACCGGTTCTTGATATCGAAGTGCAGTACCTCATGGTCGTCGGTGTATACCGCCCCACTGGATAGCTGGAGTAACTTGTTAAGGGAGATAGCCGCATTCGCCGCCGTTACAGTCTCACCAGCCGCCTGCACGACCATCTGGTTTTTAAGTATCTTGTAGTACTTGTTCTGCTGGGCCGTAAGCTCAATATCCCGCTTGGTGTAGACCATTTCGGGTAAGTCTAGGCACTCATCCTTGGTGTAGCGTATAGCAGGCTGGAGGACGTTATACACGGTCTCCGTGGCAGTCGGTTTCGGTGCCCACTTGAACTGCGTCACCCGGTACATAACCTGATCCCTGAAGGTACCGAAGAACCGGGGTACCGTGTTGGGGTTCATCATCTTGGCAAGCCCGTAGGCATCTAGGGGGGTCTGAGCAGCAGGCGTACCCGTCATCATCCACAACCAAGTTTCAGGTTTTATGATAGAGTTGAGCACCTTCCAGCGGTCAGTCTTGGGGTTCTTGTAGTGTGTCGCTTCATCCACGATAACTAGGTCGAACCCCCCGGCAGCCACCTCATCTATAACAACCTGTAACCCATCATAGTTAATGATGACAAACTCAGACCCCTGCTCTATTAGTTTCTTCCGCTTGGGGGCCGCGCCGTGGGCTACATCCACTGTCCGGTGCATAGCAAAGGTGAATAGGTCGTTACGCCACGCGGAGTCCATAATAGACAGGGGGCACACTACGAGAACGCGTTTTATGATGCCCTGCTTCAGTAGGTAGTCAGCCGCCCAGATAGCACTGGCGGTCTTTCCGGTACCCATCTCGGAGAAGCAGAAGCTGCGGGGGTTAAGGGTCAGAAAGGCAGCGGTCGTTTTCTGGTGTTCAAATGGGGCGTGCATCCCAGTCCACTGATACCGCCCCAGAATGGGTGATGGTGCCTTGATGTTGAGGTTACGTAGGACACGGGATTCTTCGACGCCCCACTTTACCAGTACCTTGTTATCAGGAAGCCCCTTACTCTTGGGGATTACCGTGGTGATCTGTGCCGGGTTCTTGACCCGTAGCAGTAGGGCTTTGTTGTCGATTATTTGCATAGAAGTGACACCAAGAGGAGCGTGCCTGAAAGGGTTACTAACACTATGGCCCAAGTTATTAGGGTTTTGGCCGCGTTGAGGTCTCGATTTATTTCATCTATTGTTTTCATAACCTATCTCCTTTTTCAGCGGTGCCGAAGCAGGCCCAACACACTGTGCTGGACTCTACCGGACAACCTTGGACGTTAGGGAACTCCCTAACTTATTTCTTCTTACCTTTCTTCTTGTAGTTACGTGCGCGGTTCTTACTGGGGGACTCTAGCTTATACCCGTCCTTGTTAGTACCGCCTTTGGACAATGCCTTGTTATGGCTTATATCCTTCCCCTTACGCTTGGGGGACTTCTTTGTGACTGTCCCGGTGTCAGCTTTATCTACAGCCCTACGGGCGCGTTGCCGCTCCATACGGTCGGGGTGTTCGCCCCGTTCTTTCTGCTTTGCGTACTCCTTTTTATAGGGTCGCGGCGACTTTGTATACGGCATGATGCCCTCCTGCTCAGTCCCTAGAATATACCCGGTGTTTCTACTTGTCTAGCGTCTTCCGTTATGGGGGCACTCAGTAACGGGGCAGTGTTTCCTGCACAACCCACTGGGGTGCTTATTCCAGACATCGTTCTTGAAGGCCCGCTCCATATTGGCAAATTTACCCAACCACTTATGCCATAGTTTGGGGATGTCCCCCCGAGAATATTTACCCGGTACCATAGTCTTGGCAATAACAAAGAACAGTCCAGCCTTAACTTCTTCTACCTCTGGGTACTTAGCAAACGTCCCTAGAGCCATAAGCTCTAGCTGCCCCTTATCGGCGTATTTGGCACTGGCCCCCGTCTTATAGTCGATTACACGGGCGTGGGTATTGTCCATGATATTCAGGTCGGATATACCCCTCCACCAAACGTCTTCAGCGTCGAACTCGCAGGCAGTCAGGTCGGCTTTTACACCCATCTTTATCTCGCATAACTTCTCACCGGGAAGGGCGTTAAGTTTATCGAGGGCCGCTTTGCTAAATAAAAACGCTTTGGGTAGCGGCGTACCATCACGGATATAGAACTCCGCTGCCTCGTGGAACCGGGTGCCATATAACATAGCCTCCGACTCCACTTGGGGGTAACGCTTCAACACCTTCTCGTTGTAGAACTGGAACGGGCACTGCTCAAACGCCTTGAGTTTACTGAACGACCACGGGAAAGGGTTCACTAATCAACCCACCCCCACACGATAAGCACCAGCGACACAGGTACGTACACCGCCCACACATGCCCCATAAGGTAGTTTGCCGCCCTACCGCTCTCGACAAACATATCGACCCAGTGGTGCATATCCCACGGCTTTTTCAACCAGTCCGCAGGCCGACCATCGGGCATTGCTTTAAGCGCTTCTATATCAGCTTTGAACTTGCTCGTGTTCTTATCCAAACCATCTTCATTTTTCATACTAATAACTCCTCACTATGTTCGTGACAGTCGCCATACCGTACCGCAGTAAACGCTTCGCAGTCTACTGGCAACCCCTCCGCCCACTCGGGCAACCACCGCATTGCTTCTTCCATTGTTTTCTGGGCAACCTGCACCTCATCCAGTGGGGCGAGAGCTGCTAACGAGTCATGCACCGTAAGCACTGGGCGGTAGTGTTTGGCTACCCTCAGAGCTTGCTCCCCAATAATGCACCTAGCAATACCTTGCGTCCAGTTTTCCACAGCTTTTCCACCGTATATACGTGTACGCCCACGCCGGGTCTTGTAGGTATACTCCCGCCCGTCCTCGGTGGTCTCTAACTTCAGGTCGTCGTAGCGCAGTATCAGCCCAGAGGGTAACCGCACCCCACATTCTTCCGGTACAACTTCGAGCACACCGGGTCTACCAACAGTCGTAAACTGCTTATGGGAAAGGGCCTCAATAACTTTGCCTGCCTGCTTCCAAAGCGCAACGATCATGGGGTTAGCTGCACGGTACACGGACACGATGCGACGGCACTCACCTAAGTCTACTTCTACGCCGAAGGTTTTAAGCTGTTCTTGGAAGCGCACCGCCCCCATACCGTAGCCACACCCTAGTATTGTAGTTTTTCCAACAAAGCGTTCGCTCTTGGTAACGTCCTCCAGCTTCTTAGCATATATGGTCGCTGCCATTATGCTGTACACATCCTCGCCCTTGGCGAACGCTTCTACCAAGTTAGTCTGCCCTGCTAACCATGCGAGTACCCGCGCCTCTATCTGTGAGGAATCGGCATCAACAATGGCGTAACCATCAGGGGCCATGATAGCTTGTTTGAGTACCTTGGCATTAGGCCCACGGCTAGGTAGGTTCTGAAGGTTAATCTTGTCATCACCACCCCAACGCCCCGTGTGTGCCGCGTAGTACCGTATCGGAACTGGCATCAGGCCCCGTGAAGCAATGTCGATGAAACGCTGCGTGCGGGTTTCTTCCAACGTACCTTTGAAACCGAGTCGTGCACTAACCAATACCTGTACCTTGACGAGTGGGTGATCTAACAGCGCTTGTAGCCCTTCATCGGTCTTGGCAAACGCGTAGGTTTCCTTACCTGTCGTGGGGCTAATTTTCATCGGTGGCTCTACCCCAAACTCCCGTAGCTTCTCGGCAAACTTCGGGTTGCTCATCAACTGTTCTTTGGACGCCTGTACAGTTAAGAGTAATGCCTCCTTCTCGTCCCCTATCATCCTCAAGTGTTTGGTAAGCAGCGGGGTGTCCAGCTCAAGCACAGGGTCGGTAAACATACGTAGCGTCATGTCAATCAACTTCAGTTCTTTCTTGGGGAACCCTTTGGAGAGTATGGAGAACAACTTATGGGTAAGTTCAACGTCGTTGATACAGTAGTCGCCATATAACTCAAGCTGGGCGCTAGAAAAATCCTCCCGCCGCTTACCTAGGGCGTTGATTACCTCAGTGCCCTTCTTCCCTATCTGGTAGCGCTCGGCTAATGCTTTAAGGGAACCACCTACTTCTACACCATGCAGGGCGCGGGCCATACACAGCGTATCCAACCACACCTTGGGGTGCACATCGAATATCCAACTTAGGATAGCGCCGTCGAACATCGTGTTATGGGCGAGGCATAGGGAGTTAGCCCAATCAAACGTCTGTAGATATACCTTAAGCTGTTCGTGCGTACCGCTTGCCCATTCAGTAGGGCCGTTGTCCACCTTCACGCCCACACCGATCACTTGGAACAACGGGCTTCTTATGTACTCCTCCGTGGTTATCTTGCTAAGGGAGTAGTCCTTGTCGTAGTACGTTTCAAAATCTACCGTGATAATACTCATGTAGTTGTGTCCTTTTTTGCAGCTCCGGCCATACCCCGGTTTAGTAAATCCCACTCTGCCGGGGATATATTGCTAATCCCCCTAGCACTTTCGTATTCGTGTTGGAGCCGCTGCATTTCCGCATCATGCCGTGCGACGTACCCTTTGGCGCTCAACCCCCCCTGCATGCTTCCGGTAATAGCGCCACCGAGTATACTCGGGCCATGGAACGGGCTTTGTCGTTTGAAAGTAGTCTGCCCCATTTCGGGTTGCTCCGGCGCACCCTTGTCGACACCAATAATTAACTTGTTACATACAGTGTCTATAGCTTTCTCTCTATCCTGAATTATAGCGTGCCTAAATGTTAGCCCAAAGAGCAAAGCAGTCCTACGTGATGGGTACAAGCTATGGGAGCGTTCCTCATATACACCGCGCTCTGATACCTCTACCCCATGTAGGGTATACTCCCTGTAACGTTCTTGAGGGACGTGGCCTGTATCAAGCGTGGCGCGCAGGGTCTTATCCCACTGCGCATTAACCTTACCCCAAAACCAGAGGTTCGGGGTGGTAATAACCCCGAGTAGTAGGCGCATTTCTCGCTTGTCCCACTTCATATCAGCTCTCCTTCTGAATATATGTCTAACAACATGTTAAGTTCGCGTATAGCTTTTAATATATCCTCCCGCCCCTCGCCTGTGGGTTTGTTGTGGCGTGTAATACGTTTAACTACGCGGCTTTCAAAGAACCCCAGACCGTTTGCTTCTATATACTGCGCGGGTGATATAGTGGTGGGGGTAACAGCAATCGGCACGGGCGGTATAGCGGTGGGGGTAATAGTAATTGGCCCCGGTGTCATGTGGAGGTCTTCAAAACTTACCTGCCGCCCACCTCCGATAACTTCCTTGACCACGTCTTGTGCCACACCTTTCTGGGCCATACGAGCCTGCCAGTCAGCCAAGGCTTCTTTCTTAGTTTGTTTCTCTACAATGGGGGTAGGGATATTATCCAACAGGAACTTGGCTTCCCGCTTGATGCGTTCAAACTCCAACCTACCGTTAGGTGCACTGTTGCCATTCGACCATGAAGATATCATTGTAGGGTGGACACCTAACTGTTTAGCCAACTCCTTCTGGGAAATTCCATACACACTCAGTACCTTGGTTAGTAGCCGGGAAATACACGCCCGACGCTTACGGTAGGTTACACTTACAGCCTTAGTTTTTGTTTCAGTTTCCATATTGCTTCTCCTTTGTTAGGGTGCTCCCTAACTTATGTTGTTAAAGTCGTTAGACACTTCGTTCATTAACAGCACCAATACCCCCAGCACGGACGCGTGTGGTATCCCTGCTCCACGGTATTTATCAATTACATCTTCCAGTTCGTTATGTAGTCTACCCAGTTCTGGATAACTTCTTACTGGCATAGTGGTTATTGACTCACTCATATCCCTAACCTCCGTTTTATCTTCGCGATGCGTTTACACGCTAATGCCTTCTGTGTTTGTACCCTATCCCCGTGCTTACCGCCTCGGTGAAAAAAGGTTTCCCGCTGCCACCTAGCGTAGGACACGTCCGCCCCCCTCGCACCATCGTGTTTAAACCTTGGGTGTATGGGGCAGACAGTTTCGCTGTGCTCACACTGACATTCACTCATCGCTGCTCTCCTGTAGTAGCTTGTTTCGGTATTCTTCTTGCAACCTAATCACTTCTTTGTAGTATTTTACCCCCTCCCGCAGTTCGGCCAGCTCTGCATTAAGGTAGGCAACGGTCTTGTCCAATTCACACGAGTACAGGTAGTGTTTATTGCTCTGTTGCTGCCACCGCTTTACTTCTGCCTCCAGCTCCTGAAACTTGTATTCCCTACAATCGCAAGCATGGTGGTGAGTGACACAGCGTTCTGCTCTGGCTTTTGATGTCTTAAATTCTTCACTCATTCCTTATCTCCCAGTAGTGCTGCCACCCTCTCCCAGTTAACATATCCATCAACCGCATAGCATCTCATCGCCGCAAGCACAGCCTCCCGCAGCGCGGCCAGTTCTGCCTCCAGCTCTGCATTGAGGGCTTGCAGCTTGTTCATCTCTTTGATGAATTTCGTTGGCGACCAGCACACCGTATTTTTCTCGTTCCAGATATCACTCATGGCTTGCTACCCTCCAATATTGCTTCCAAGTACAAATCGTCAAACATACCATCGTCCCTGTACCCGTCTATCTGTTCCCGAATGGCCTCCCGCAGCCGCTGGTTCTCTGCCAAGAACACCCCAGCCAGCGTCTTCGCTGCCGCCAGTTCTGCCTCCAGCTTCTCATAATCATCGAATGACACCCAATCCCCAAGAGAGTATTGTTCCATCACTCCGCAGGCGTTCTTGTCTGAGGTACAGTCAAATCGCTTAACACTCATCACTCACCCTCCTGTTTGAGTAGTGCCGCCAGCTCATCATACCCGCAGATACACCTCCCGCCTTTGGTGTAGAGCGTGTGTCTTCGGCAGCTTGGACTATGTCCATTGTTTTTATATGTGGCAGCAGCCTCCCGCAGCGCGGCCAGCTCTGTTGCCATTCGGTGCAGGGCATCAGAATAATGTACCTGTGCCAGCAGCCTTTCAGCGTTCTCTGCCTCCAGCTCGGCTATGCGGGCGCGGAGGGTGGCTATAGTGTGGTTTACTTCTGGCTGCCCGCAGTGCAGGCACATATCTAAATGGGCCTGAGCCACTATGGACTCGTATTCATGGTTGCAGTCACTCATCGCTGCTTCTCCTCAGGCCGTAGTCTATTTGGCTTCGTGGGTCAACTGCACCGCAGACATCGCAGGTCTCGCCGGGTTTTAGATGACACTCGCCGCAGGGGTTCATCGGTTCTCCCACAGCCTCCCTCAGCGCATCCAGCTCTGCCTCCAGCTCTGCTATGCGGGCCTTTAAGCTCCGAGTAGTCGGATGGACTATACAAGTCGCCTCTTTGTCAGTGGTGCAGGTGCATTGGTCACTCATTGCTCCTCTCCAGTAAAGATTGCTGTGCACAGTCGTTCTATAGTGTTGCTCTTTCTGACCAGCTCTGCCTCCAGCTCCTCAATGCGGGCTTTCAATTTAGCCACAGTCTTAAGGGAACACTTATCACTATGGCGGTCTACCCTCGGGTCGCCTATGTCATAGCCGCAGTTACAGTTACTCATCGCTGCTCTCCCAGTAGTGCTGCTTTAGTAATGTCTTGGGCATCCCACAAGCACTTCCCAACGCCTAGTGCGTCAATGCTTTCCAGCGCCTCCCGCAGCACGGCCAGTTGTGCAGCCACCGCGTCAACATATTCTTTCCGCACCGCTCCGCAGTTGTCGCAGTCGTAGTAATCGTCATCCTTGTACTCACCGTACTCGCCAGTTGAAATCCAAGCATGGTTCAGCAGTTCGTGTTTATTACAGGCTGGGCATTTCATCGCTGCTCTCCCAGTAGTGCTGCTCTGGCGCACTGTCTGACCGCTGCCACCCCGGTCAGTCTGCCGCAATCGCACTTGCCAGAAACATCACACATACCACTAATGCGCGTTAGAGCCTTCCGCAGCCGCTTGTTCTCTGCCTCCAGCTCTGTATTGCGTGCTTTCAGGTGATAGTTCTTTCCCCTCTCGCGTTCTGCACAGCGGTTAGCAGCCGCCAAACTGGAACGTAATAACGCTGCATCATTCATTTCTTATCTCCCAGTAGTGCTGCCGTGACTTGCTTCTTATCCTTGTATGCTACCCCCGCTAGGGTTCCGTTACCTGCTGCGTCAGTCTGACCTAACTCATAGGCGTCATACAACAACTCCCGCAGCGCGGCCAGTTTAGAGTTTGCCTCAACGCGCAAGGCTTTTTGCTTTCTAGCGTAAAATGACTCTTTCTCTAGTTGCTGCTCCAGCTCTGCAATACGTGCGCGGAGGGTGGCTATCTCTGTATCGGCATCCCTCACGAATATGTCCCCTGCACTCATATCAATCTCCTGCGGCCAAGCCGCTGTACCATTATGGTAGCTATCAAGGCTGAACTAAGCAGCAAACCAGCGCCGGGCAGTGGCACCGCTTCTGGTGGGTCAATAGGGGGTACATAGCCACCACTGACATCCAGAAAGGCAATACACGGTGGTGCCGGTGATACCGACAGGTCTAGGCTACAGTTACCCGACACCACTACCACGGGGGCACCGGGAGGCAGGGCCAACAGCTCGTGACCTGTTATAGGGATAAGCCCTTCGTGGATATCTTGTGAACTAATGTAATTTAAAATCGCCATACTTCTCTCCTTATATAGGTGGCTTGCAGCGCAGGCAGGGACACTCGTGAGAATGCCTAGGGGAGAAACACTGTTGCAAGCCAAAACTTTATAGTTGTTTTCTTTCTTTTGCTGTAGGGATAAAGGTAATCGCGTCTGCTATATCTGTCAATCTTTTACCAACGGTTTCAATATTAGCTTCGTTGATTACCATAGTCATACCTCCGGCATTACTGATCTGTTCTAACTTCTGTTCCTGTAGTTTAGTGGGCTTGTTTGCTCCTGCCTTACATTCAATACCAATAAACACTCCCCGGTAGCAGGCTATTATATCAGGTATACCCGATTTCCCAAAACCTCCTGCCTGCGGGAAGAAATAAAATGCGCCTACTTTCCTTAGTTGCATCACGACCCGCGCCTTGACCTTACTTTCTGGTGTCGATGCCATGCTTGCTACCCTCCAGTAGTGCTTTGCAGTGCTTTATCATAATAGACGGAGACATAGTTAGCCGCTCATATGATTCGATATTCTTCGGTAGGACGGTGGCTACTTCGTACAGTGCTTTTACCCCCTTCTCCAGCTCCTCAACGCGGGCTTGTAGGGCCGCGATATCTGCTTGAGCGTCTGACAGGTTAGTGTGTTTTACCTTCTTCCAGTTATCCTCACCTTTAACATAGTCACTCATCTTCCACCTCCTCTGGCTCCTCGCCATCCTCTATAGCCTGTAATGCCTCACGGCGTACCTCGTCGACTGCTTCCTGTATCTTGATCTGTAGCAGTAGCGTGTTCATGTCGGATATGTATTCTTGTTGGTGCATCGCGCCCTGTAACTGCACCCAGTCGGCTGAGCCTATCTCACCGATCTGGCACTGTGCTTCTACGGTTACAAGCAGCAAACCGAGCAGAACTGGTATCGTGGTTTTTGTTAGGGAGCACCCTAACTTATTTCTTTTCTTCATAAATCCTCCAGCGAGCTTACGCCCTCGGGTAAAACAAGTGTGTAGTAGTCACCCAGTAACTCGTTAAAGGTAGTGACTAGGTGTTTATAATCTCCCGCAGTCATAATCTTAATAAACATATCCGGGTCACGGTTCAGTTGACGTAAGGCACCTGTGGCTATACCAAGCAACGCGTACGCATTACCGTCAGGCCCACCCAAGTCTATGACGCGGGGTTCGTCGTATTCGTCCTTACATACTATAGCCATAATATCCTGCCCCCCGCGACATTCCTGTAGAACCAGTATAGGGCTAACGAAGTCCTCAATCCGGATGCCCAGTAACCCCTTCTCACTTA